ACCTAAATCAAATGAAATTAATAAAGAGAGTTTGAAGAAATTATTAGGGAGGAGATAAGTATTACTTATCTCCTTATTTTGCTGCTGGTAATCTACCAGTTTTACCCAACCAAGTTGTAAAGTTAGAATATTTAATAGTCAATGAAATTTCTGAAGCAGTATTATCTGCTGAATAATCTAATTGACCAAAGTCACAACCAGTTAAAACACATTTATGATTATACCACGCCATCAATGCTGTTCCATCTCCTGAAAGTTCTTCACAAACTATATTAAAGAAATAAGAACCTGCAGAAAAAGCGTGATAATTATTATTAAAGTTTGCCTGTTTTTCTAATTGCGTTTGACAAGCTTTAGTAGTATCTCCATCTAATGAATCATCTAGTGCTATACTAACATCATCATGTGCTTTTCTACCTGCAAAATATACTTTTGTGTTTAATTTTGGAACCTCAACTTCAGCAAAAGTTACATTAGGTTTTTTATATGTTTTAACATGTTGACCTACTGCATCAAATACTCCAAATCTAACTCTAAATCGATAACTTAATTTTGGTTCGACATCTTCCGGTCTATAGCTTCCTAATGAGCCCATATTAAATTCAGGCGAACCAAAAACAGTACTAGAAGCATCAGAAAAAGCATAAGAATCTGATTTAGAAGGATTTCCTTCTACTAAAGTTGTATCTTCTCCATCATACCAAGCCATATTATCTCCTATGTTTAAAAAATATTTAAATTTATTTATTTTTTTATTGATTTTAAATAAATAATAAAAATTTATTAAAGGTAAATATATGACTGTAAGAGATATGATAGATGAATTAGAAACAGGTAATATAGATTCAGCTAGAGATATATTAAAAAATATTGTAGCTGATAAATTATTAGAACCTGAATCTAGTGAAGAAATGGAATCGGTAGAAAGTACTGATAAAATAGATAATATAGAGACCGAAAATATTTTTTCAGAAGATGAATAGTCAATCACGGAGGATTTTATGAGTAAATCAAGCGATGTTTTGTTAATTGAAACAATTCAACCAAATGTAGCTAATTTAAAAGAATCTAAAAATGGTGAAAAGAATTGGTATTTAGAAGGAATATTCATGCAAGGAGAGGTTAAAAACGGCAATGGTCGTATTTATCCTATGAATGTTCTAACTGAAGCTGTTGAAAAAGCTCAAAATAAATTAAAATCTGGTTATACTATTTTAGGTGAATTAGAACATCCTGATACATTGAATGTTAATTTAAATAATGTTTCGCATATGATAGAATCATTTTGGATTAATGGAAATAATATATATGGTCGAGCTAAAATATTAGATACTCCTAAAGGTGAAATAGTTAAAGCCTTGTTAAAAGAAGGCATTAAATTAGGTGTTTCATCAAGAGGTTCAGGAAGTACAATATATGAAAATAATGTAACGATGGTGGAATCGTTTAATTTAATAACAGTAGATATTGTTGCAACACCTTCTGCTCCTGATGCTTATCCTAAAGGTTTAAATGAATCTATTCAAGAAATAATTCATGATGAAAATATCAAGACTTTGAGTGAAGCCGTTAGAGAAGATACAAAGGCACAAGCATATTTGGAGAAAGAAATAAAACAATTTTTAAATAACATTATAAATAAACATAAATTTATGTAAGTAGGAGACAAGTATGTTGAATGATATTTTGGCTCCGTTATTAGAAAGTGAAGTTCTTACTGATGAAGTAAAGAATTCAATTTCTAATGCTTTAACGGAAGCAATTGAAAAAATTAAATTAGATGTTAAAACTCAAACTGAAAATAAAGCTAAAGAACAATTTGAAAAAGCTAAAATCGAGTTTGAGAATGGCTTTAAAAAATTAGAAGAAACGGCAAACGCTAAAATAGCAGATTTAACTGATCAATTAAAAGAAGTTAGATCTTTAGCTGAAGCGTATGAAAATGAATTAGAAGAATTAAAATCAAATCCATTCGTTGGATTGACAGAAACAGATTTAGAAGAAGCTGAAGCTACTATTATTAAAGAACAAGAAGAAAAATATAATAAATTGATTGAATCTATTAAAGAAGAATATGATAAAACTTTTGAAGATATAAAATCAATTTATGAAGAAACTATAGAGAAATTAAAAGAAGAAGCAGAAATTAAAAAAGATTTGGAAGAAGAGTTAAAAGAAAAAGAATCATTAATTGAATCTTATGAAAAAGATATTGAAGAATTAGAAGCTGAAAAAGAAGAAATTAAAGAAACGATAGTTGAAAAAGTTAAAGAAGAATATGTTGAAAAAGTAAAAGATGATATAGCTTCTATAACAGAAACATTTATAGATCAAGAATTGGCTGAATTGAAAAAGACTACAGATGAATTGATTAAAGAAAGCAAAGGTAGAGAATTATTAGAGAATTTAAAAGATGTAGTTAAACAATTCTGGGATATAGATGATGAATTGGCTGAAGATTTGCATGAACATAAAAAACAAGCAGAATTAAAAGTTGAACAATATAAAGATATGTTGAATAAAGAACACGCACGATTAGAAGAAATGAGAAAAGAAAATGAAGAATTGAAGCGAAAAATAATTGTTGAAAGTAAAGGTGCTATTTTATCTGAAGATAAAAAAGAAACTTTAGAAAAAATAGCTGCTAATTTTGAACCTGAAAAATTAGAAGCCGAAATAGATACATTGATGGAAAGTGTTATAGATACTTTCAATTCAGGTTTTGAAGAAGAAGTAAAAGAAATTCTAAACGAAAGTGAAGAAACAATCGTTGGAATTAGTAATGGTGATTCTGTAAAAGAAGAGTCTAATGAGTTAGAAGATGAGTATAAAAAATTGCTAGAAATAGCAGGAATTAAATAATATACTCAAAGAGTATTATAAATGCTTATTTTTTTAACTTTAATAATAAATAAAAAAAATTTAAAAATAAAAATTATATAGGAGAATTAAATGTCTGTAAAACCTAATATGTTAATTGAATCACTTTTAGAAGGTGTAGAAACAGAAAAAAAAGATAATATTAGAACTATACTTGAGTCTGAGGCTCGATATATTAGTACTTTGAATGAAGCTACATTTAGTGGTAATATTGCTCATGTGCCTAAACTTATTCTTCCACTTGCACGAAGAGTAATGACAAATGTTATTGCTGATAAATTGGTAGGTGTTCAACCACTTAAAGAAAAAACTGGTATTTGTATTGCTATGAAATACGTTTATTCAAGAGCAGTTGAAATTGATATGGGAAGTGAAGATGCTGCTAATGCAGAAGCTGCTCGATACAATGCAATGATTCAAGGTGTTCAAGATGCTAAAGATGCAACAGTAGACGGTTCTAAAGTTACTTATCCAGCTGGTGCAGAAGTTGCTTATGTAGCCGGTGTTGCTGAAAAAGTATTTAGACGACGACAATTTGATGATAATGGAAATGAAATCATTCCAAGCGAAGGTGAAAAAGTAACTCTTAGTAATGTTACTCATCCTGATGGAATTCTTTCTGATGAAGTTACAATTGATTTCGTCCAAACAACTGCAACAGCACGAACAAGAAAACTACAAGCACAATGGACAATGGAAGCATCTCAAGATGCACAAAGTTCTTTAGGAATTAATGTTGAAAAAGAACTTATTTCTGCAATGGCTCAAACTATTGCTAATGATATTGATAGAGAACTTATTAATACAATTGAAAGCAAAGTTGGTATTGCAGTAGATTATAAATATTCAACTGTTCTTTCTGATAGTGTTTATGAAAAATATCAAGCGCTTTATACAAAAGTTCTTGAAGTAAGTAACCATATAGCTATGAGAAACCGAAGAGGTGCAGCTAACTGGATGATTGTTAATCCAAAAGTTTTAACTGTTCTTCAATCTCTTAAATCATTTAATTTTGCTCCAAGTTCAAGCAATTATGTTGATCCAACAAACGTTGGTCTTGCAGGTACAATCGATGGTCGATTTAAAGTTTATACTGATATTATTCGATATTCTGATGACATTTTACTTGGATATAAAGGACCAAGCGAAACTGATGCAGGTATATTCTATATGCCATATGTTCCACTAGAAGTTTCTCCAACTATTCTTGATGGTGATACTTTCCAACCAAGAGTTCAATTGAGTACTCGATATGCAATTGTATCTAACCTATTAGGTGCTAGTGCATATTACGGTAAAGTAATTGTAGATCTTGATAACTAATATATAAATATTATTTCATAATATAAAAAGGTCGGGTTAATCCCGACCTTTTTTAGTTTAATATATATTTAAAGTAACCGAATTTGCTAATTTATGTAATTTTTTAAAATCTTTATCTTTTAATTTGCCAATAACCTCATCTACTACATAACCTAATTTCTTTTTTATTTTCATATTTAATTCTTTTTTCATATTATTATATGCTTCAAAAAATTCTAAATTTAATATTAAAAAATAAAATAATCGTTCATCTTCTAAATATATATTAAATTGTTCTTTATATAAAGTAAAATTTGATTTTTTAAATTTATTAATTCCATATTGAATTAATTCATATATTATTTCATGATTATAAGATAAAAATTTAGCTATATTATAATCTCTATATAATTCTCTAAAACTAATTTTTGGATATTCATTAATTAAAAAAGAAAAATATAATCTATAATGCTCTTTTAATAAACGTGCTTTTAAAAAATTATCTACTTTCATAATTGTTGTTTTATATTTAAATCCAAAATACTCTAATATAGCACTATCAAAATAATCTTTATATTTTAATAATACTCTATCATTAATGAATTTTATATTTTTTTCTTTAGCAGCATTTCTTAATATACTGTTTTTTTCTGATTGATTTAATGTTAATAATTCACTATTTAAAAGAGCATTTATCAAGGGTATATAATCTTTATAATTATAATCTTTAAATTCACAAATATTTAAATGTTTGTCATAACTATTTTTTTGTTTATATGTTTTTTGACAATGAGGACATGAATAAATTTTATTTTCTATATTTTTAGTTTTTTGAGGGGTTTTTATTTCACATTTATGTTTTTCAAAGACTCTCTTTAATTTATATTCCTTATTACATTTTTCACATTTATAAATTTCAATTTTTTTAGGTTTCTTATTAATATCACATTTGTGTTTTTTAAAATTAGCTTCGTTTTTATATTCTTTA